ATGATGCACGAAATCATGCACACAAAGTTTAAGCCAGAAGATTTAAAGCTTAATCTTGGCAAGGGCAAAACTTATGACCGCAATAATCCAAAGCACTATGCTAAGTACGAAAACAAAATCAACGACCTTGCACTTAAAGAACACAACAAGCAGCCTAAGATAGAAGAAGAGACTCTAACAGCCTTTAGGTCTGCGCTTTCTAGCGGAATACTTAACACAATCATGATGGGTACACCCGCTGACAAGCCTATTTTAGTGGACGGTGTGGCTTACGTTCCTATGAATGTGGCACGTATGTTCGGAATGAAAGAAGATGCGCGTGTAAGGGGCTACTCACGCATTGAGAGCGGCCTTCTAGGGCTTCCCTTTCAGTTCTATAGCTACGCATTGGCAGCAACGAACAAGGTTGCAGGGTCATTTATGCAAGGGCAGATGAAAAACAGATGGGGTGGATTGGCTACAGCGATGGGCGCTGGCTATCTATCGCTCATGATTAAAACGCCTGACTTTGCTTGGGACAACATGGATATGGAGGATCGCTTTGCTAGGGCATTTGATCAGAGTGGTGTTATGGCTCTATACAGTGATTTGTTTTATACTGCTATGTCTACTTCTCTTGCCCTTGGTGGTCCTAATATTAGCGGTGGAATGCTTAACCCGAAGTTCCCGCCGCGTGAGGGAACGATGGGAATGGTAGATGCAGCTACAGGTGTTGGCGGTGCTGGCGTTAGTATAACTACAGATTACGCAGAGGGTGTTGGTCAGTTTCTTAACGGTGAATACGGCGAAGGAGCTAAACAGATTATGCGCTCGTTGCCTTTTGCTAGAATGTGGTTTTGGAAAAATCAAATGAATGAGGCTACGAATGCTATATCCCGCTTTTAATTGTGCGTTGCTATGGATTTTATCTACTGTTAGCAGAACCGAAAGGAGTGCAGTATGACTATTAGTTTAGCGCAAAACGCAGCGCGTGTATCTTACTCTGTAAGTGAGGGCGCTACACAAACATCGTTTACTGTATCGTTTGAGTTCTTTGATGATGCTGATCTTAATGTGTATGTTGATGGCACTAAGAAAACTCTTACTACGCATTACAGTGTAAGTGGTGGTAGTGGTTCTACTGGCGCAGTAGCTATATCAGTTACAGGAGCTACTGGTGGTAGTACTGTAGTTATTACCAGAGACATTGCGCTTGCTAGAACGACTGACTTTCCTACGTCTGGATCGTTTCAAATTGCCACTCTTAATACTGAGCTAGATCGCTTTACTGCTATTGCTGCTGATCTTAAAGATTCTGTTGATCGTTCATTGCAGCTAACTGATTATGATGCTGCTGCTACATTGGTTCTTCCTGCTGTTGATGATCGTAAGGGCAAGGCTCTTATATTTAATAGCTCGTCTGGTAATGTTGAGGCTGCGTTTCAAGTTACTGCTGCTGCTGTAAATATATCTACATTAGATGTAGGTGCGTCTGCTACTGCATCTGTGGCGGTATCAGATGGTACAGCTACGTTTTCTTTAGGTATTCCTACTGGCGCAACGGGTGCAACTGGTGCAACAGGTGCGGCTGGTGGTGGAATGGCTAATGTGGTTGAGGATACTAGCCCTCAACTTGGCGGTAATTTAGACACAAATTCTCAAAATATTTTAATTGATGACGCGCACTTTATTGGTGATGAAAGTGGTAATGAACAAATCGTATTTCAAACAACTGGCAGTGCGGTTAATCATTTAGAAATAACTAACAATGCCTCTGGAAGTAATCCTATTCTTAGCGCGGCTGGTGACGATACAAACATTGGCATTGCTCTTACACCAAAGGGTACTGGTGAAATTGTTATTGCAGCAGGTAATTTAAACTATGGTGGCACAGCAGTTTCTAGTACAGGCGCTGAACTTAATTATTTAGACATAGCAACTCTTGGTTTGTCTGAGGCAAGCAAAGCTGTTACGGCAGATGCCAACGGTGTTATTACATTGGACAATGGCTTTAGCGAAGAGTATGCGGCGGTAACATCTAGCAGCAACGCAATAGCAATTGACCTTAGAACAGCTAACAATTTTAGTCACACACTAACTGAAAACACTACAATATCATTTGCCAACCCAGCAGCCAGCGGCAAGGTTAGCGCGTTTACTTTAAAGGTTGTGCAAGCAAGCTCTGCTAAAGCAATCACATGGCATAGCAGTATCAAATGGGCTGGCGATACAGCGCCTACGCTATCAACGGGCAACGGTGAAGTGGATGTGTTTACTGGCTACACGGTAGATGGTGGAACTAATTATTATATGTTCACCGCAGGGCAGGTAATGTCGTAATGGGAACTGTAGCTAAAAAAATTATGATGGGGTCGGGTGCAGTAGCCCTGCCTAGTGATGACCAGTTCAATAGAACCTCGTTTTTAAGCCATTTTGACGGGAGCAACGATGGCGTGAACAATGCGTTTGATGATGGCTCTGCAAGTAACCACACAGTCACTGCTGCAGGAAATGTAACCCAAGGCAGCTTTGGGCCATTCGCAAGGCCTGATGGTAACTGGGGTTGGAACTTTGATGGTGATGGTGATTATTTAACCGTTGCTGACAGCACAGAGTTTGATTTCGGAACTGGTAATTTTACGATTGAAGGATGGATAAATCCTGCCGTTATATCTAGCTTTCAAGCAATTTTTTCCATTGGCTCAGCAGTACAAATTTACAGTTACAACAATAGTATTATTGCTTATTTTAATGACGAAGATAACACAAGCTCTTATACAATTAACGGACTAACAGGCCCTTCATCATCAGTCTCAGCAAATACTTGGACACATTTTGCTGTCGTGCGAAATGGAAATACATATACAGCATATGTCAACGGTGTTGCAGGATCATCCCTAACGTCATCAGACACTGTTGCTAGTTCTTCAAACGCCCCTGCAATCGGGACGTATTTACCAGCCCCAACCACTTATGAGTTTAACGGTCACATATCTAATCTACGATTAGTAAAAGGCACAGCAGTATATACAAGTAACTTTACCCCATCAACAAGCAAACTAACAGCTATCACAAATACCAAACTACTGACCTGCCAATCAAACAGGTTTATTGATAACTCTGCTAGTGGTCACGCAATCACACCAACAGGCACACCAGCAGTCTCAGCATTTGGCCCATTCCTAACTAGCAGTGTGTATGACCCTGCGGTAAACGGGGCGAGTGCTTACCTTGATGGAAATGGGGATTATTTATCTATTGCAAATAGTTCTGATTTTAATCTTGCTGCTAATGACTTTTGTTTTGAGTTTTGGTTCTGGTGTGATTCCCTTGCTCAATATGATACTATTTTGAGTCTATATAATACTTGGGCAATAGAACAAGAATCCAGTGGAGGGGGCATTAAAATAGCTATGTGGATTTCTAGTGGCTCAAGTGGCAGTTGGGATTTATTAAGTGCTGGAATAATGTCTAACCTATTAAAAGTAAACGAGTGGAATCATTTAGTTATTGCTAGAACAGGAAACACCCTCAAAAGTTATCACAACGGTGCTATCGTTTACAATTCAAGTTTTAGTGGAACGATTGGGTCTTCATCTAACATTTTGTATTCAGGAACCTATGATACTTCAGCATATTGGTGGGACGGTTATATTTCAGACGTTAAATTAAGCAATGGTTCAACAGGAGGAATTAATGTATCTGGTAATACAATTACTGTACCAACAGCCCCACTAGCTGTAACAGATTCAAACACCAAGCTGTTACTAAACATGGCAGATGGTCAGGCGATTGATAGTGCTGCACAGAATAATCTGACACTGTATGGCAATGCAAAAATCAGCACAGGGCAAGCTAAGTTTGGCAATACGTCAATGGTGTTTGATGGTACTGGTGATTACGTTACCCTGCCAAGTAGTTCATTTAAACCCTTTGGTACAGGTGACTTTACTATTGAATGTTTTGCAAGATTTGATGCTATTAATGGAAAGGGTTTATTTCAGCTAGGTGCAAGTTATTTACCTAGTGCAGTAACTGGCCCTGCGGTATTTGCAAGTGTAGCAACAAACAATCCTTGGCGCATTTATTACGGAACATCTGAGGCAGATGCGTCTGTTTCTCCTAGTGCTGATACATGGTATCATGTTGCTTATGTTCGTTCATCTGGCGTTACAAAATTATATGTAGATGGTACTTCTGTAATAAGCCAAAATGACACTACGAATTACACTAATACATTTTTTGTTATAGGCGGCGGTTATAGTTTAAGTTTTTTAATGGATGGCTACATAGATGAATTTCGTATTAGCCACATGGCCCGTTACACCAGCAATTTTACAGCACCAACCAAAGCATTCACAGATAAAGGACAAGACGCATGAAGATAGCAAAACTAGATGGCAGCACTATAGGCGAGATAGCAGACCACAAGTCTCTGTTTCCTAACACGTCCTTTCCCAAGTCTGGCCCTGATGCTGATTGGCTGGCGGCTAATAGCTGTGCCGAGGTCGTGGTGTTTCTAGCCTACGATAGTGCCACACAGAAGAACGAGAGTGTCACGCCTTATTTATCAGACGGTAAAGTTTATACACGCCGTGTAACGGATATGACC